ATGTCTGTGCCATTGTTTTTACAGCTCTAACACCTGCTGCCTTAATCCATTTCTTTGTCTTGTCACTCATTCGTTTACTCCTTTCCCTGCTTCATTGGCAGTTCCTTTACTCTCTTATAAATCTCTGATCCTGTTCCATTTCCGCCCAGTGCGTGATATGCCTTGTATAAATGTTCAAAATCATCCAAAGCCTCAACTGATATATGCTCCTGAGCTATGTACTGTTTTCCCAGCGTGTATATCTTGTTATGCAAAATTGCAATAACTCCGTCCTTAATTAATTTATATGATGAATTTTTTAATTTGACATAATTAACTGCACTAACAAAAATTGCACCAATTAATGAAGGTATCCCACACAAGGATAAAATCTGATAAAGTGTCATATGTTTTTCCTCATCTTTCTCTGTTTTTGGGTATAAAAAAAGGACCTTTAAGGTTCTGCTCTAACATTTACTGTAACTTTCGTCAATCCACCATCCATATTGCATGAACCGGTATACACATTCCTTTTGAAATTGTTAAAGGTCCAGAAAATCCATAATAATTAAAAGATACTGTGCCACCTGGATTAATTGTCATCATCCATCTGGCAGTTGTTTTATTTTTTATATCTCCCTGTTGAATAGACCATACATTGCGAGAAGGTCTCATATCCTCAGGAATGTTTCTAAACAAACTATCATGATCTGCAAAACTTGTTGAATTTGTTATAATACCCACCAATTCCACAGTTTTCCCAACTCTTCTAATTTTAGGTGCATCAGTAGTGGACCATGCTGATATGCCATATCCACATTCAACCGATTTCCAGCCTGTATCATACACTTCTCCGGATGTTTCAATAAGGGTTAACTCCTGCCAATCCTTCCAGCCAGCATTTTCATAACGCTTATAAATCACATTGTTCTTTACATCAGGAATAAATATCTGAAACTTAGTTGATGTTTCCCCTTCAACATAAAGCATTCCCCAGTTAGTAACAGGTCTGTTTGTTCCTGCTGTTGTCTTTATGTGATACACTCCATTTTCTGTTAATGTATTCCAATCCACTGCTGATGTTATGGTTTTTGTACCCAAAAAAATTTTTTTGAGGTTAGACAGAAAACTGCCTAACCCCTCTTTATTTAGATACGTATTTTGTATTTTTGCCATTATAACGCACCTCTTTTTTTTAATTATTCTGTAATGCCAAATAATGCATTTATCTCTTTGTCTGAGATTGCTGTATAAGTAGTTCCTTCCAAAGTTGCCACTTTTGTTTTTAATGATGCAATATCATTCTTGTTTGTTGCTACCTGGCCATTTGCTAATGCTGTTACTGCACCTGCTTTTTCATAATTTGTGCTTGCTGTGTAAGCTGCGCTTCCAAGACCTTTTACAGCTACATCTGTTCCGTCAACGGAAACTGTTCCATTTGTTGTACCTGTTTTTACTGACTGAACTGCAGTATCAGCCTTTCCTAAAGAAGTCTGTACTGCTGTAGCTAATTTTGCCTTAGAAACATTACCATCAGCAATTTTAACTGTTGTTACCGCATTAGTTGCTAACTCAGTAGATCCAATAGAACCAGCTACAACAGAAGCACTAATTTCTCTTGTGGTTGCATCAATTGAAATCTGAATCTTAGTAGCATTTGCTTTTGCCTTATAAATATCAACAAGAGTACCTACGTTAATATATACCTTGTCATTTGTAGCATTAGCTAATGTTAATACTAAATATGTACCTGCACTTGTTGGTGCACCTGTTCCTGTTGGAAGTGTCTGTGCAGTGTATGTTTTAACTTCACCACTTGAAACCACCATATCCTTTGGAATATCAACTGTTATAATTGTTTCAGTTCCCTGCTTAAATGTATAAGATTTAGCATATCCTGAAGTAGTAGTTGTTGTATCAACTGTTACTTTTTCTCCTCCAATTTTAGTATCAATTAATTTTTTAACCTGTGAATCATAAGTTTTTAATCCTTCATAATCTAAATATTTCTTTTCTACTGTCATTTCGTTTTCTCCTTTTCTATTCAAACATTTTATTTATCTCGTTGATTGAAATTGAATCAACCTTTCCACTAACTTCAATTTTTTTTGCTATGTCTTCTTTATCATCTTCTGTTAAAACATAACTACTACCATTGAATTTACCTTCATCTGCATCAGTTCTTACAGATTGTGCTATTTCTTTTGTTTCATTCAGTATTCCTTCTATTTGCTGTCTGAAACTCGGCTCATCATCTTTTGATGTCACTTCTCCAGGTCTTGCTCTTGGTTCCACCGGAATAATAAGCTTTTTCATTGTTGTTTCCGAATTACTGTCTATGTATTGAATATACAAGACAATTTCATTTCCCTGTTGCACAAAAAAATCAGGTATTTCTACCTGACCATTTACAACAATTTTGTTTTTTGTCATTTCTGTTGCCCAATTGGAAAATTGTACTTCCGCACCATCCGGAACATCAAGGAATTTTATTTTTTGTCCCTTGTCATACTGATAAAGCATTGGTGATTCCAAAGTATCGTGACCTTCAAACTCAATGGTAATCACATTTTTTTCTTTAATTGCTATCATTCGCTTCCTTCCTTTCCATTTCTGCCCATTTAGATTCATAATCAGTTATCTCTTCCCTTAAGCTGTTAATTCTGTCACGTATGTTCTGTCTTTCTGAATGGAGCTGTTCCATGTCATATGGGATTTCAATGTTCATAAGACTACACTCATAAGATTTTATGATCTTGTAATCTCCATCTGAAAGTTGTTTTTCCAATGAACTTAACTCCATCTTTTTTTCCATCATTTCATCATAGAAATGCATTTTTTCAATATACGCTTCCTCTTCCGCTGTAGCTTCTCGCTCAACTCCTGCATCTATTATTATCATTTGCTCCAATCTCCTAATCGTTCTTTGCTTCATATTCATCTGACAGTGCATTTATTCCTGACATTGTCTTGTTAAATATGATTGACTGCACGTTCTGCCTTGTTATTACAGGATTGCCATCTGCATCAGAGGACCACTTATCAACATCAAAAGTTACGTAATCGCCAAGCTCCAAGAATGGAAGGCCCAGTGATTTAGCCTTGAATGGTGCAAACTTAATGGTAAAAGGAATCTTTGGTTCAATCCATCCTTTTCCAACATTGTTTGCCACATCTAATAACAACTGATAACTTGATTTATGCGCACTGTAAAGTGGTGAGTAAGTAATTGTAAGGTTATTCTTTTTATTTTCTCCATTTAAAAGTGTGCCATTCATATCCATAACCTTCCAGCCATTGTTTACATACAAGCTGTCCTGTAATTCTATGCTGTCCTGCTCATACAACTCCGTAATGTTAATCATTCCTGACGGATGATAAAGTTTGTTTTTCTTTTTCCAACAATCTGCAAAATACTCACTTTCAGGAGTCCACGTTGAATCAAACTCACCTGTTGATAAATATTTTACTGCTTTAAATGTTTTTAAAAATTCACCATTAACATTTGAAACCTGAATTGTGTAATAAGATTTACCTGTTTCATCCAAATCGTGCAGCATTACTCTTCCGCTTCGTCTTAATGATATAGTTTTTAAATTTCGCCCAGAATATTTATTTACTGTAATCTCAACTCCAAGTTCTTCTGCCAACTTATCATCAAAAGAGAACTCAATGTAATAACAATTTCCCATCACATCCGGAGTTTGAAACAATACATCTTCCTGTGGATTGTTAAAGCTAACATCTGCTGTTAAAAGTTCACTTGGATATGTACTCTTATCCACTATTTTTTCATAATAACTTTCTTCACCATAAGAATTAGTGAACTTAACCACATTACCAACGCTATATTCTGTAGCTGAATTAAACTCACCCTTGTAATTGGAATCGGCTGTTGTCGTTCTTTTTTCTGAATTTACAAACTTATAATCAAACTCACCTGTTGTTTGGTCAATAACTCCACAAACACCATTCATATTGCAAATCCACTGCAATAATTGAAGTGCAGAATAATCTTCATTGAATGGACCTATTTTTAAATCTATTACATCCATTGGCAAACTAATGTTATAGAAATCTTTCTGATTTATTCCAATTTCAGAAAACAAATCATTTCTTAAATGAAAAACTTGTAAATCATTCGGAAAATATTTTTCAAGTTTTTCAACATATTCAGGTCCATTTATCGTTGGAGCTACACCAGTTGGTGGTATTGTTAAATCTCCTGAAGCCACTTTCACAATATTACAGGCTTGATAAAAACTATCTATATAGTCCTGTTTAAAATGATAATATCCTTTAGTTTCCACATTATTTGAATCAGCATATGTGCCATACACAGTCTGGTCTTTTTTATATGTCGTTTTTAACTTGTATGAACCCTGATAAGAATATGGATCTACCATTCCCATTCCATACTCATCCACCTTATTCATCCAATCCTTAATTGATTTTTCCTGATAATCGTGTAATTTATCATAGGCTATCAATTCACTATATCTTGGATCCGCTGCCTGTCTTGTAAAGCTTTCAACCTTTCCCCTGAATATGATAATGTCTTCTGTATTGGATGTATCAACATAACCATATACTCTTTGACATTCTTCCAATTCATCAGGATATAATTCATTTTTGTAAGCATTCGTCAATTCATATATTTTCAGGTTGCTTACAAATTCCTTGAATGCATCTGTATCTGTTCCTGAATAGCTTATTTCTGCAAACCACCCCTTTAACGGATAGTTACTTCCAACAGGATAATACTGTGGCATAATAATATCTGTTTTATTATTAAAATCTCGTACCACATAATAATACGGACCTCCAGTATACCAACATCTAATGGTCATGCTCACACCATCAAGAACCTTTTCTGATGTAAGAATTCTTATCCCGACAAAATTATCCGGTTCTCTTCCAAAAATGTTGTATTTCTTATCAGTTTCATTGTATACAATGTAAGAACTGCTTACTTTTGTTCGTTTGATATTTTCTGTTTTTTCATCAGAAACATCATCTGAATACATATAATATTCCTGGTCAAACTTTACTATGTCCCCTGACTTGTAATTCGTTCCCTTAACCCAGTCTCCTTTATAAGAATCATCCTTTACTGACAAAGTGGCTATGATGTCCTGACCTGTAATGTCTGTATCATAGTCAAATGTTGTAAGATTAAACTGAGTTGAAATGCAGCCCTGTAGCATCAAATTTGAATCACTACAAAGACTGCCTGTCAAACTCATGCTTTCTTCCTGAATGTTTGCATTTGTGATTGGAGTTAAGTTTGAATTATTCGGAAATGTGATTGTTAACTTCTTTGGAACATTCTGCTCTGTATATGCTCTTATTGTATCTTCATTTACGTTTAACATTGATGCTCCTTTCTAGTACTCTATGAATGCATATCTTATTGATTTGTATTCAATGTCAGGCTTACTTCCTTTGACTATTTTCTTTATCTCATAGTCTATGTCAGGAATATATGCTTTCATTTTCTGATATTTCAACTCTTCATTATTCCAATATTCAACACTTACTTTTCTTTCTGCATTATTTATCAGAGCCTTGTCTATTATCTGTTTGATTTTTCTCAAATCATTTAAATGCAATCCATCAATTGTGGTAAACTCAACTTTTGTTTTAAAGTTCGGAGAAGTCTGACGAATCAGATAATTGTTTGAATTTCTGTATGCTTTTAATTCAGTTCTTTGGTTGTCTGTTGATTTGTAGCTTTCCAGTGCTATGTATTCAGGTGGAAACTCCACATCGTTTAACTTAATTAAATATCCCTTAAAATCTGCCATACTACTCCTTTCATCAGGTCCATACAGGTTTACCTGTTCTTCTCTGCTCCTGAACCACTTCCTGCTTAACCATATTGAATACTCCTCTTGAATCCTGCTGCACAATGACATTAACCTGCATGTTTGAAATTGCATTAAGTAAGTCTTTATCAGAAATACCTGTTGTGTTTTCACCCTGCACCTGTCTAAATGCGTCCACAATTGTTGATAATGGAGATTCAATATTTGTTCCACGTTTCTGGTCACCTAATACTGCCATAAACTCATTGTTTGGTGGAATTACTGCACCCTGTGCCAAATGTGGAACATATCTGTCTTTTTCCGGAAGTTTTCCAATATTTAGACCAAATTGTTTTATTCCTGTCATTTTTTGAAACCATTTAGGTGGAGATATTTTTATTTTGTTAAGCATCTCAATGGCAGAATTTAGTCCTCCCACTATGGATTTAATCATTTTATTTATAAAGTCCAATATCATATTTATTGGTGACTTTACAACTGCTACTATTCCGTTCCATATTCCCTTAAGAATCTGTTTAATTCCTTCCCAAGCTTTCTTCCAATCTCCTGAAAATACTCCACCCAGGAAAGTAATTATTCCTGAAAGAACTGTTGTTATGCTGTTTACCACACCTTTTATGGTATTGAATGCTGATTTAAATGCACCTGCAAATGTATTTACAATAAAGGTAACAAATGGCTTCATCTTGTCCCATACCGCCTTTATTCCATTCCAAATATTATTTAATATAGGACTTATTGCTTTCCAAACTGCTGCCACAGCTGACTTTATGTCATTCCATGCTTTTATCCAGAAATTTCTAAATGCTGACGACTTATTCCACAGCACTACAAAAGCTGCAACCAACGCTGTTATTACAATAATTATCTTTGCCATTGGATTTAAGTTCATTACAAAATTGAGAGCTTTTTGTGCAACACTTAAAAGTTTTGTTGCTGCTGTCTGCAATCCTGTCTTTATTGTAGCAATTACCACTTGAGCATTATTCTTTACCCAAGCTTCTGTGCTTTTTATCAGAACTGCCGTTATATCCCTTAAAACTCCTAAAGCCCCTGACATATTGCTAATAAACTGTGATATTTTCATTCCTGCCATTGCTGTTCCAAGGGCAATAAATGCCACCTTAACAGGAGTTATTCCGTTGTTTAATAATCCTGTCAATGTTCCCTTTAATAAACCAAAACTTGCAGTAATTGCATTGCCTATAATTGTAAACACCCCGGCTATGATGTTTTCCCAATCAATGTTTCCAAGAAATGTACCTATGTCATTTCCTATCTTGTCCCATTTTACTTTTTGTAACAATGTACTTATTTCCGTTAATGCGCCGACTACAGCTATTCCAATTGTTTGTCCTAATTCTGTCCAATTAATGGCTTTAAAAAACTTATTAACTGTTTTGGCTATTCCTTCTGCAAAACTGCCCCACGCATATGTGGTAACAAATCCATAAGCGGTGTCTATTGCTCCCTGTACTGCATTTCCTAAAGTCTTTCCCAGTAATCCCCACTTAAAGTTTTGAACAAATGAATTAATTGATTCACCTATGAATGTGCCAAACTGTTTAAAATCAAATGTGGTTAAAAATGTATATGCAAACCTAAGTCCTGTATTTAATGCCTGTGCAACTGTATTTCCCAGTGTTTTTGCCAAATCCATTACAGAAAAGAAACCATTTAAGGTCCTTGCCAGTTTTGAAGCTATGTCAGAGGCTGTTTTCTGTATGCTCTTCCACTGTATCTTTTTTAATGCATTATTTAACTTGTTTGCTACAAGCTTTCCTATGCCTTCCCAATCCCCTGATTTTATCAGTTTCTTAATCTGGTCAACAATTGGTACATCCATAGCCTTTGCATTAAATATCGGAGCAGATGTTGAACCTGATCCACTGCTTCCACTGTCAGAACCTGAATCAGTATCCTGCATTACATTTAATTCATCATATGATGCCAACTGCTGTTGCTTTGCCTTTGCATTCTTTTTACTTGCCTTTGTATTCTTATCTGTAGCCTGTGTGTTCTTATAAAGACTTTTTGCCATTGCTGTACTCTGTGCTATTGTCTTTCCAAATATTGAAGACATTACATTGGCAAGATAATTTGAAAATGTAACAAATGCAGACAACACACTTTTAATTGCCGGCAATACAAAGTTGTATAAAGGCGCAAATGCTGTTAACAGATTTCCCTTAATTTGAGCAATTAAATTTGACATTTCACCATCTGCTGATATTACATCCTGAAATGCAGTTCTTAATGCTCTTAGTGCCTTGGTCATCATTGAAAATACAAACACTCTTTTGATCATTCCACCAAGTTTCTTTCCCAGTCCGTCAATTTTTCCTCCTACATTTCCAATAAGATTAGGAACCATATTTAATTTTTTTGTTAATGAATTGCCAACATTTCCTGCGTCCTTTCCAAACTTTCCAAAATTCTTAATGACACCCAGTAGCTTGGAACCTAACCCCTTAACAGATGAGTTTACCTTTTCAGACATTGATGTGCCTGACTTTCCTGCATTTTCTTCTTTTTCTGCCAGTTCACCAATACGCTGTTTCAAAACATTAACTTTTCCCTGTGCATTATCGACATTCTGAGAAAACTTACTAAACTTTTCTGTATCACTGCCTAATTTAAACTTCTTGCCTTCCTCATTAAGTCTTGATACCTCTGATTCAGCAGCTTCCAGTTTTTTATCAACTGTATCAATGTCATACTGCATTTTCTTGTATGTCTGGCTATTTTTGTTTCCACCTGTCTCCTCAAATTTTTCTCTTGCATCTAACAGCTTAAGAAATTTCTTTGTTAAGGTGTCTACTTCTTTCTCTGCTGCAACATATTCTTCTGTTTTTATCTCTGTATTAGCAAACTCTTCTTTCTTCCTTGTGGCATTCTCCAATTCCACTTCTGCTTTTCGCAGTTGCTCTTCCAATGACATCATCTTGCTGGAAGTTTCAGAAGTGTCCACCTTTAAGGCATCCTTAATGATTCCACCCAATGATTTGATTGAACCTTTTAATCCACTAACAGATGAACTCATATTCTCTAAGCCTTCTTTAAAATCTGTATCATCTATTTTCGTATCAAAATTTAAATATCCATCTGCCATATCTTCACCCACAAAAAAAGACCACTATATTCCAAGTAGCCTTTTTAACTCTTCTTTTTCCTTTAGTTCTTCCTTTGTGTACCTTGTCTTTAGGTCCACCATTTCCCTGTTTTTTCTATAAAATTCAGCTTCATGCTTTTCAAGTTTCTTATGCTTTAACTTCTTTTGCCTTATGTTTACAACATCAGCAAAAAGACCTTCACCTATTCCCATGTAGTAACCTAAGAAAGTCCACCAATGCATGTATTCAAAAGACCTTACTTCTGTTCCTGCAACTTTGTTTACTGCTGAAAATATAAGCTGTTCATCTTGCTCCCAGTCCATCAGTTTGGGTTCATTGTAATCAGAATCTTTTTTTGAATCATTCATTTCCATAAAGTTCATTGCCTTTTCATAAGCTTCCATATACAACGAACTGTCCATTTCATCAATGTTCTTATAGATTATCCTTAAACATACAATTGCCTTTTCCTCAACTGACAAATTCTGGTCATTAAATGCAGCAAAAACATTTAAAATGTCCCTGAAGTCTGTTCTTATCGGTTCTTCCTTTTCGCCAACCTTTATTGTTTTAGGTAATTCACCTATCATTTCTTATACTTCTCCGTATACTTGCTCATTCTTTTTTCTGACTTCTGCATTTCATACTTAACTTCTTTTTCAACAATAGGTACAAGAGCTTCAATTACACGCATAAATAAAAATTCTCCACCAACCAATGAGATTGGAGACTGATGATTAAATATTATTTCATGCACATTTGCATTAAATATTGAATCAATCTTTTCGTGTACTACCTTTTCTGCTTCTCTTAAGTTGTTGGTAAACTCCTCTTCATTACCGTCCTTAAGCTTTTTCTCCAATGCTTCAAAATCTGACAATGTGTCTTCCATTCTTGTAAGAATGCCAAAATCCTTTGGGTTAAATCTTATTACCCTGTTTTCATCATTATTTATTGCAAATTCCTTATATCCTTCATCAAAACTAATACTCTGCATTTATGTTTGTTCTCCTCTCTCTGCTTTTAATTAAATAAAGGGGCACTTTAATATGCCCCAAATAAAATTATTTAACTGCCTTATCTGACTGTGTGCTCTGTGAAGCTGCTTCTGTGAATGTTGGTGTTCCATTTGCAATCTTAACTGTTCCCTCTTTTCTGTTACCATTGAATGTAACATCAAAAGGAATGTTAATTCCACCCTGAGAGCCACCATAACTCTGTGGCTTAACTACACAATCCTCAATCCAAGCTTTGTGTGTTGCTTCTGAATCACCTTCAATCAGCACTTCAAGAATCTTAGTCTTGCAAGCATCACCTGTAAGACGATTCATAGCAATGTTTCTAAGATTGTCATAAATTGCATCATCAGGATTTGCATAATATGGATCTGCACTCATGCTTGGCTCATATCCATTGTCATTTACTGATGTTTCATCAAGAATGTTTTTCACTGTTTCAGTATCAGGATTTAATTCAACTGACATGTCCTCAATGTCTTTACCAATCAAAAACCATTGAGGTGTACCTGTGCCACCGAAACTTGCATCAATGTAATGTGCTAAATAACTTCTTTTTAATTTCATTTACATTTCCTCTCTTTCAACTGTGTAAGTCGCATATATCTGTAACTGATACATGCATCCATCATTTATGTCACCAGTGGGAATCTGAAACAACATTGCATTTGCACATTCCACTGATTTTAATTTTCCTTTTCTCTTAACATTATCAACAACCACATCCAAGTCATAAGAGTTTTCATCCAATGATTCCAACCAATAGGATAATTCCAACAAAAAAGTGCTGTTTGAAAGTCTGTCATAATCATTAAATGCCTGATTGATTGCATACAAAACAAAACTGTGTCTTCTTGTCTGATTTCCCAGAATGTCTTCCTTTACCTTTGTGTCTCCTGTTGAAGAAAGTCCAAAGTTAACATCATCATTCTTTGTAAAATCAACGTGGATTTTGTTAGTAAACTCTTCAATCTTTGGATAATCTGTTAATATCTTTTTAACAAGTTCTATAATGTTCATGTATTATTATTCCTTCCCATAGCTATTGCCATTGCACCTTTTAATATGTCCTCTTTATGGTCGGCTTTCATTCTTTCAAACCATAGCTTTCCAGCCTGTGGATGTCTTTCCGTTGAGTAAGTAAGTGGTCTGCCTGTTGGTGTTTTATGTGGTGGTGACCAATAACCGGTTATGATTCCATTTTCCTTTATTGGAACGTTAGGCCCATATACTTCACCATAATACAAATATCTTGCATAAGGTGAATTGTACTGTATCTTTCCACTGCCTATTACTGTTCCGGCTGTTGCAGACTGTATCATTGCTCCTGTATCCATTGGAGTGTACGGAACCATTAATCTCAACACTTCACTATCAACAAACCGTTGAACCGGACTTCCTTCTTCCAACAATTTCTTTTTCTCATTGATTGCTCTTTGAAAATCCGAATCATCAAATCTGATTACATCTGTCATTTCTAATCACATCCCAACTCATAATGCCACATTCTTTTGTTTCCTATTAAGCAGGGTTCTATTGAAGATATTGTATAAACCTTATGCTCTGTTCTTAATTTTCTGTAACTTTCAGAACTTGCCCTTTCTGATGTTTCATCAAACCTTACAGAACACTTGCCTATCACTATCAAATCACCTGTTTTAAATGGCAATTCCTTTTCTGTTGGAACTGCAATAAACAGAGAATGGGACTTTTTTTCTCCATCCTTACTGTCACTGGAATTAGACTGTTGCTCCAAATAAACATTATAAAAATTGCTTTTAAACCCTTTTTCCTTTTCATAATGAGTAATGACATTGTCTGTAATCACTTTAACACCCCCTGTACAAAAGTCCTGTTCTTCCAAGCCATTTATGTACAATGTTGGTCACTTCTTTGTCATACCTTTGTTTCATGTTCTCTGTGGATTCATAGGTTACAGAATAGTTCTTTATTTTTTCACTTGAAACACCACTTGGCTTTTCGCTTATTCCATTCTCATATGTATTAATGCATTCAACCAATTCGCAGCAACAATTCTGAACTTCATCTACTATCTCTGCATTTTCCTTTAATCTGTTGAATGTATACATATCCATGATTCCCTGAGCCTTTATCAAAAGTTTGTGGAAGTCGGCAGATTTAATCACCGGCTTTCCACAACAATATTCATTAGCATAATATGAAAAGGACGTATATCTCCTATACATATTACTTGGAAGCAATCATTGTAACTGCTTCTGTAATGTCAGCGCTGTTAACAGTAATTGTGCCTGATACCTTAATCTTACCTGTTGCTGTTACTGCATAAGGATATGTACCTGGTCTAAGATTAAATTCAACACTACCATTAGCATCTGTCTTAAGCTTTGAACCATTAACATCTACTCTTGCGCCCTTAATTGCAACCGGACTTTCTTCTGTATCATCAGTTACTGTAAATGTAGCCTTATGTGTTGTTACAGGTGTTGCAGGTTCAAGATATGCAAAAGGACATCCAACTCTATCCTCATCAACTCTTGTTGCAGGATTTGGAAGTGCCCAACCAATTCTGAACACAACTCTAAGAGCAATCATGTCCTGCTGTGCAAGGTTGTACACTATTTCCTTTGTTGATGGATCCTGAATTACACCTTCTGTTAAAATCTTTGTAGTAACATCCTGTCTGATTGAATATACTGCCTGTGAGAAATCTCCAGCTACTAACTGTGCAATTGAATTATTGAATGCTCCGTTAACAGGGAACTGCATAGGTGTTCCATCAAGTGCATATGATGTTGCATCCTGCATTGACTTAACAAAAATTGGATTGCCTGTAGTATCCTTAATGCTTCTTAACTTAGCCTTCATATTAGTTGCTGCAATAACTCCACTTACTGCATATCCATCATCTTCAACCTTGGCAAAAACTCCATCTTCGCCAAGAATCTTGTCATAATAGTTTGGTGTTGAACCAACTGCAACATTGTTTCCTGACTGTCTTGCCAATGTAATGATGTCATTCTGCCACTCTGCCGGTCTGTTCTCACCAAAAATGACTGCACTGTCAACTCTCTGACCGATTGCTTCAATTACTCTTGGTGTAACTTCTCCCATAATGTCAAACTCTGCATCATCAAGAACCGCTTCAGGAATTGGTACGATAACTGCAAGCTCTGCTGCTGTTAACCATACATTGTCCCAAGCCTGCTTTGATGTCTGCTTCATTCCTGTGTCACCATTTACCCAATATGCTGTAGGTAAAAAGTCTAACACTCTGATTCTTGTCTGTTTTGATGTCATGTTAGGCAACTTCTTTGCCATAGCCATAAATGTTGATGATTTTGGTACATCCTGTGTAATGGCTTCCACTACCTGCTCACGGATAATCGCTTCCGCATTCTCTCTGTTAATAATCTCTGTCATTTTTAATCTCCTTTTCTCTGTTTATTCTTTTCCAAATAAGCTTCTTATTGCTTCATTTGCTCTTGTCTTTTTATCATCAGAACCACCACCTAATGGCATTGGTCCCGGTGTTGGTCCAACAACGTATGGAACTTTCTTGTTTGGTTCAAACAAATATCCCTGTTCCTTAACCATTCCATCAAGAGCTGTTCTTATGTCCTTGTCCTGATTCTTGCTGGACTTAAGAGTTTCCACATCAAGAAACGGCATGATTGCCTTAATGTCTCTGGCCTTGTATTCGCTAGCAATACCCTTAACCAGATCATTAAAATCTCTGTCTGCAATACTTGCTTCATATTCAGCCTTGTTGGTTGCAAGTTCGTTTGTAAGATTTGTAATTTCACCTCTTAACTTTGCAACATCCACACCTTCAAAACTCTTAAGTTTATCCTGTGTTTCATTTAACTGATTTCTTAATGTTTCAACTTCTCCCTTAGCCTTTTCAATATCGGCTCCGTTTTCATTCATAATCTTTTCGATTACATCTTTTTCCAGTCCTAAGTCTTCTAAGAACTTTCTTTTCATATTTAAACATCCTTTCCGTTACGCTTTTATACGTGGTTGCTTCACTTACTTTTATGATATTTTGAACACTTTTACGTCTTATTCAGGACCATATAAAAAGACAGTCCTAAGACTGCCTGATTAACTATTTTTTATTTCTGCTTACCTGACTTGGCAAGTATTATGATTGTTATGCATATGAGCAATGTTATCTGTACAGATGTTGCCATAATGTACCTCCTTTACTATTTTAGGGTATAAAAAAAGAACCTATCTCTAAGTTTCTTAATTATCTACTATTAAATTTATAACCCCGGTGTTATCTCCTTAATGCCTTTGGCTGCATTATAGATTTTTCTCATTATGGAATTTTCCTGTAAGTATTCCAATCCCTTTAATGTGATTCGCATATTAGTACATTCCACAATGGTTTCTCCTGTAATGTTTGTGCTAACTCTTACACCTTTAATGTAACCAACATCAGCCATCATTTCTATGTAACGCGACCAACGTTCCTTTGATACACCAAGTGCTCTATGGTCAATTACTGATATGTCAAATTCTGGTAAATCCATTGCTTTTTCTAATGTTGAAAGAATCTTGTACACCGCTTTGAAATTATCCATTTTGCCTCCTTTGGGATATAAAAATACCACCTAGCCTTTTGACTAGATGGTATCTACATCTCTAAACTTTCTGCAAAGTCCGATTGTTCTTTTCTTAAATGCCTATACTCTTCTAATTTTTCATACGCATCACTTGGTGAACCCTCTATTACTTCATATCCTTTCTCATTAGAGAAACGCAAATATGGTTCTATTTCATTCCATATCTTTTCCATTTCTGGTGTTTTTGGTAATCTCATTTAAATCACTCTCCTAGTAATTTCTTTACTCTGTATTCTGTATATGTTTCATCATACTTTCCTTCCTCAAAGTTATCTGAAGCATAACTACTAATTCTGTTAATATTGTACCCCTTGTTAATAAGTTTATCAATCTTTTTCTTTGATTTATGTCTAATCCAATATAGATATTCACTACTGTCGATTATTTCTCCATATCCAATCCTATATGATTGTGCATCCATCCAGTGTATATACTCATGTACATACGTACTTAATACATTTTTAGGACATGCTGCATCTTTTTGCAATTCCAATAACTTTAATCTGCTTCCTATTGTCCTATCAATATAAAGTACATTTTTTACTGCATTATATGATGCCAAAGCTCCTGTTTGCATTTCTGAACTGTTTATTATTACAACTCTTGGTAAATTATCAACGTCACTTATTTTTAACTTTTTCAATGATTCAGATATGCTTAAATCAATGGTATGCAGTTCCTTTGGTTTAAGTCTGATATTATTAGAAACATATATGTTATTTTCTGCTGTTAGTACTTTATAAGTTGATATATTAATACGTCCCCTGTTTATCTCTGATACGTTGCTTTTATCTAAATTAACAGGTTTGTATGATTGTTCGATCATATTTTCTTTACTTATTTTGGTGTTTCCAATATCCTTTAACCCATCAACATTAACTCTGTCTCTGTGTTCACGTAATCCCATTTTTTCGCTGAAATCACTGTATTTTCTTGATAGTGTCTGATACTTGCACCTTGCAGCTATTACCTCGTCTGAATCATCTGCTAAACCTGATTGCTTTAATAAGTTAATGTCCTGCCTGTACTTTCTCATTGATGTTTCAAGTCTGCGTTGATATTGGGTAGCTTCATACTTGTTGTATTCCTTGCCATTGTACTCTTTTTTCTCGTTTTCCTGACTGTTTAATTCTTCCAGCTGTTCATCTGTATATGTTCTAACAGAAATGCCTGGAATGAACGGATAAAATGTGTGTCGGCAGTTTGCTCCACACAAGCCATCAACTTCACCATAACCTGTTTCTCTTATGAATGACTTATAAAGTACTCCTGCTTCTATTTTCTCTGCATTTGGGTTTGCTCTGTCCCAATAGAATACCCTTCCCTGCCATACCTGATGTGTAGGTCTTGCAGTTGAATGCCAGCTTGTTTCAACGAACTCAGTATCAAGTTTCTGCATGTTGTCAGAACTTATTTTACTTGTTACCTGATTGACACCTGTAAGTATTGCTCTTCTTGCAGCAACATCTATTCTTGTGGATATTCCTGAATCATAATTAATGCTTCTTACTCCACTCCTTGTCATTTCATCAGTAACTTTTCTGATGATGCTGTTATAGTCAAACGTTCCGTTAAGCACGTGCATAACTGCATTGTCCATTGTATCCTTGAAATAATCATCAACTGTCTTAAATGTTTTTCTGCCATTTGGTTGTTTGACAGCAAATCCCATTGTCCTAGTGATGTTTTTCAACTGCTTTGCTGTTTGTTGCTTTGTTGCTTCTATTAATTGCTGCAATGCCATGTTTTCCTCAAATGGTATAAATTCCTGACCTACTGCCCTATATAAGGATTCATCTCTTAAATATCCTTCCTTTAAGGTATCAGAATATAATTGTTCTATTTCTGTATCACTTAAATTCAAGGCTTCCTGAATGTGTTTCTTTATGTCAGTCTTGTCAGCTCCCATATTGTACAGCCTGTTTAATTGCCAATCTGCTGTCCTTGTAATCTCACCGGTCTCTGCAATTCTTCTGATAATGTCATTCATGATGTCATTTTCCAAGCCTGCATATATTTCTTCAATATTCTTTGGAAATAATTCTAATTCATCTGACTTGTACACTATTCATCATCTCCTGATGTATCATCATCCTGTTGTCCTGCTAACTTCTGTGTTGCAACCTCTTCTGTCTCGCCATACCACTTCATTCTGTATTCAACTAAACTCATTGCACCCATTGCCACATCTGCCCTGTCCGTCTGACGTGCCTTTTCTGAATCAACAACTATGCTATCATCCCATTCAAATGAAGTATTTATCTCTCCTTCCGGTGCCAATCCATAAATGCTTGTCCAGAAGTCCATAGCTTTTATGAGGTCCTCTAATGCATTTTGTAAGGCATTCTGTGTATCAGACACCATTGAATAAGAACGTTGCTTACTGGTTTTTATTTCCTCTGCTGTCTTATCAACATTGTTTGGATCAGAAAGAGTTCCATATGCAAGATTACAATCAAACTCAACTCTCTTAAGCTGATTGTTAAATCCGTTATATAAACTCTGGTCCCTGATGTCAGGTGAGTACGTGTCTATGAATGGCTTGTCTACTGCTCCTGAACTGTAATCAAGAGTTCTGTATAATCTGTCCTTTCCTCCCGGATATTCAAACTTGTCTGTATTCTCATTACGTTTTAACAAGCTTTCAGCAATATGTATTGCAGCTTCCTTTGAAACATACTCCCAATCAATCTGTGAATATCTTTCATCTGCAATCTTGATTGAATCCACTGCCTTAGAATAAACAGAAACACCTATGGGTGATGTTGAATCAATTATGTTTGCCAGCGGAACTTTAAAGAATCCAATTGGTAACTTATCAACATTCTTAAACTTAAGTTCACTTTCAAGCATGTTCCACTTATCCACATAACTTATTGGTACCTCAGTCCCCAATATTTCAGGGTTAGTGCTAACAAAAACCAGGTTAGTTATGGTCAATTCATCATTCTCTATGGTGTTTCTTTCTAATCTTGTATATATTTTTTTGTTTTTTCTAAACTGTTCTGTAAAAATGCAATCTGTTACATTTCCTGAATCATCAAATGACACCGGGAAGAAACAATCTGCCTGTATGTATTGGACTGCAATACCATTACTTGTTATGTATGGCTTAAATACAAGGCTGCCTTTTGCACATCCATATTCAACATACCTTCTAAGACTTTCCAGAACCTTTTTATAATATGGCTCTATGTATTCTGCTCTTTCACTTCCGGTACATTCACTCTTAAGTTCAAGGGTTACAAGTCTTGCAATCTCCTGTGATATGCTTGCAGGAAGATTGCAGCTTTCTGTTTCTCCCTTTATCCAGGGTGCCTTGCCTTTGTACATTGCATTCCATAATTCTATGTGTCCTGACATTACTGTAAGATATGACAAATCTACAGGATTATCAGAATGTTTATTTAATACTTTCCCTATTTGGGTAACCATGTTTGAATATCTCATACCTTACACCTCTACTCATACTTAATAAATCTGCTTATATCCCTTTCAAATGTATATTCGAATGCATCAAGCGAATCAATGTCACTTGTGCCATCATCCAATCTTTCATCAGATGTTAAGTTCTTTGGATTCCACAATGCTCCACATAGTGCATTCTCCAATGACTTGCAATGCTGTCCCATGTACTTGAATCTGCCCTGTCCCATCATTCTTTGAACGAATCTTATTCTGTCATTAATTGGTATCTTCATTGCGTTTTCTATTCTTAGCCAGCCTAATCCATTCTTTCTTGAAGTACTTCTTAATCCGGCTATTAGTGTCTGCTCTGCACTATCGCAGTACACGTGTGTTATGTGTCCATACAAATTCAAGACCTTTAAACAAAAGTCAACAAACAACTTTCCAAGCTTTTCAGGATCTATGTCATTCTGCGAGCAATCAATCCATTCTGATGCCAATGGAACAATATCCATATATCCTCTTGTATATCCTGTGGCGCAAAATGCGTGTCCTGAACCACTTCCACCAAAGTCCACACCTATGTTAATTTCCATTATGTTTAATGGTTTTTCATAAACCTTAAACGGATTAGGATTCTGTGTCTGTGCATCATTAAACAATTTGTATACTGCTCCTTCTGCTGCCACCCATAGACCTCTTATGTATCTGTCATAATAAACAGTGCCTTTATATTCATTGCACAAATTTTCAACAAATTCCTTTGGCAAAAAAGGATTATCAAATATTGTATACTGCTGGCAATATATGTCTGCATCAGAATCAAGGAACCGCTTAAACCAATGACTTGGATTGTCCGGGTTACACGCTCCATCAAAGCAACTGTATGGCTTATCAAGACGTGACTTTAATAATTCAAAGACTTCCTTGTTCCACTCCGCAACTTCATCACCATAAACATATTTAAGTGATGAACCTCTAAGTTTTGATACCTGACTTACTTTCTCAGCTCCAAGACAATAGGCATAATCTCCAAAAATACTAACAATGTTGTTTGAACCTATGTCTCCAATCAAGTTAGGGCCATATATTTCTCTCATTGGTTGCAAAACATTTCTTTCAATGGTTCCCTTTGATACTCCTATGATTGCATTTAATCCATCCTTGCCAACTCTTTCCCTTATTCTTGACGGAATGGTATATAAGTTATCCATATAAGATTTTCCTGAACGGGTCGCCCCGGTCTTTACGTTGTATCTGTGATTTGCATTCCTTACAAATTCCATCTGCTTATCACTTAGAACCATCTTTGTCACCTGCCTGTTTTTTAATCTGCATCAGTAATTCATCCACTCTTGATATTTCTTCCTCATTAGCCTTACCTGTTGCCCTGTCAACCTGAACATTGAGAAGTTTTATCCTTGCCCTCTGTTCAGAAGTTGCCATATCCATATGATTTGCCAACCAATCAAGAGCTCTCATCCTATCCATTAGCCTTACAGATGAATTTCTAAGATTAATGTCTGCTATTAAAGTCCCATCCACTTCGTCAGAGTTTTTGAATTTAACAACATTTAGCTTCTGCTTTAATACTTTCTCATTTCCATCTTTATCCTTAATCTTTACAGGACCAAATGCTCCAATAACGTCCGTTTCTTCCTGACCAAAGGTTACGTAGTCCGTTATGTCTGCAAAGGCAATATCCATATATTTTTGGAATATGTCTTCTTCCGACAACATTTCCCTATTCAATCTGTTCTGTTTTAATTCCGTGATGCATTTTCTTATTTTTTCCTTTTGCAACAATCTGCAACCTGAAACTGCTGCAACATTATATTTAACACCATAGGCTTTCATGTATGCCTTGGTTGCATTAAAACAACGAACATAGTAAATGCAAAATAACCTTTGTTCGTCCGTTAGATTATCGTTTTCAACTACCTGCTCAACTTCATCAAAAGAAGTAGTATTTTGTATGCGTACTTTTTCCATTTTTGTACGCGTACTTTTTTGCCCTTTTCGATTCCAGTTATACCTTGTCTTCCAAGATTTTACTGTGCTAATTGATACATTATATTTCTCGGCTATTTCTTTATATTTGAAACCATTCATATAGTCTGTTTCTGCCTGCTCATATGTTTTTAATTCATTATTCACAACACCACCTCTCTTACTTTTGTGCATAAAAAATAGAGCCTTGCTAAATTGCAAAAGCTCTATTTATAAGGGCGGACGGATTTCAACCGCCTCCTCTGTCACAACCTCACCTGTGTACTCACAACCTAATGGCTTATCTTGTTGCACTGGTGCATCGTTTGGTTGCACCCATTGTTCTCACTCGTAAACTACTTCCCTCGTTTATAATCATCCCATTTTTTCAGGACTTTGTCAATTAATTCTCTTTCTTTTTCTGCTAATTTTGTAGTTCCATTTTCTGCATGCCAATATCCTATATGTGCATGTGGCATTACCTGTTCACCATTTATATTATGAACATGCGTAAGGTCAATTTGCTTAGTTCTTTTACCTTCATCATCATAGAATGTAACTGCTTTTGGATTATTATCACTTCCCAATGTTACATATACTCTGTTTTTTATCATAGTTTCCATTGGTGTTTTAATAGAGGTTTTTTCATTTTGCACGATATATTTTATATTTTCTGATTTACATACCGTGGTATATTCTGTTCCATAGATTTTTCCAGATACGCTTATACCACTACTTGCTCCTCTTCCTCCCATCATAAAACCTCTTACTATACATATGATTTCAATGCTTGAACTATAGCCTTACTAGTTGAACTAGCAGATTTTCCCTTTTTCATATATTCAGAAACAGCCTCAGCCACAACTTCTCCTGCTGCTTTACCTTTAGTATTACTACCATACTTTGATATTGCCGATAATTTACCACCATTTATCTTTTTCGCTTGCTTTAAAATATTTCTATCCCACTTTCCAGATGTTCTTAGCTTTGCCTGCTGAAATTTAGTAAGTGAGCTGTTACTTTTTCTCATAAGATAGTTTGATATTAAATGACCTGCCTCATGAGTTCCTGTTCCATATGCTGTATAATCAGCAGTATAATCACTAGGTGTGAATTCATTATTTGACGAACTGTAATACTTTGATGAAAACCCCAACTGTCCCATACCATTAGCACTTGCCTCAGCGTCATTAGACAATGATAATCCTATACCTGTCACTACTGACAAAGGTAATCCAAATTCATTCAAAGTGTCACGAACCCCTTTTAATGTTTTGTCAACAAGTACACTATTTAAGTTCTTGACTTCTTTATCAACTATAATTGTTCCAGCATTTCTGAACTCACTCATCATGTCTCTATTACTTTTTGAAGATTTCTTTGTTAGTCCGCTACTTGCTCCACGTCCGCCCATTACTTTTTTCTAAACCTTTCCTGAAAAGCACTCATATTAATAACTCTATCGTCTTTTATTTCACTTGGTACTTTTCCATAAAATAATATTTGTGTTGGTTCTAATATCTCCAACATTTCTTTGTACCCATTCATAAACAATTCCTTTGCCTGCTTATTTTTCTGTGTTCCAACACTTGAAACTGCAACCGCTGAACCTTTTGGTTCTCCATCAAAACACCACTCAAAACTGTCTTCATTACTCCATCCGATTGTCGGTATTACACTGATTCCATTAATCTGCATATACGCACCTATCCAATGCTTTCTGTAATGGTTATATATTTGCAATGCTCTTGGATAATCGCAATACACACTAAAGTCAGGACTAAATATGTATTTAAACTGTTTTAACATATCAACGTATGCATCAGGTCTGTTCCAAATTCTTTCAAACTGGTAATCATATAAAAAGAAATGCACCGCCTTATTTCCACGTTCTTTACAGGTTTTTGCCTGATTAAATCCTATTAATTCACAATCAGTGAATGTTTCAGGACTTAACAATGGAATATCATAAGCTCCCACTCCCTCGAATGCTGCCTTTTGCAAATTCAAATAATTTATTTCCATAATCCTACTAACTCACCTCCTATTTCCCCACGAAAAAAGACAGCCTTTCGACTGCCTTAAGACGTTTTACCATAAATACTTTTAGAGGATTTCATTCAGATAAACAAAAATTTTTTCTCTGCTTTACTCATTTATCACATTCTAATGATAATCTATGTTCATAGGGACATTCAAGGACACATTCATTAATTTTTCTATTTCCTGTAATCCCATTCCGTGCAATCTAGTAGTGTGCCTATATGACATATCCATTTCTATTGCTATTTCTTCCCATTTTTTAGATTGACAATATCGCTTATACAGTATTTCTCTGCATACCTCATTGCTTACCTTGGAAATTACTGCCATAACCTCGGCTCTTACCTCAACCAGTGTGCGAACCTCTATGTTCCATTCTTCTATCTTTTCCTCAATAGTACAAATTGTATCTGCCATCTTGTCTTGTGACGTTGAAGATATTACCCTTTCCCCTTGGCTGATTGCACTTGTACTTGTAACTAATTCCTGTAACGTCAGAATCTCTTCTTTTAGTCTTTTTATTCTGTGCTCTGCCCGACTAACCTGTAGCAGATACTCTTTAGCTTTATTTACTTCTGTCACTTTACCAATCCTTTCTCTATTTTTCTGCATAAAAAAACCAACCACCGAATATTGGTAGTTGGCTTTATGACATCTTCTTTTTAATGTTCTGGTGCACATTTGGCACAAAATCCATTTCCTGCATCTCCATTAACATAATCATCTAAATCAAATACTTCTCCACAATCAGGACATGAAAAATATTTTCCAATACAAGATTCACAAACATATCCTCCGTTAAAATGTCTTGTCTGTGCACCTTCTTTTCCACAACTAATACATTTTGCCATAGAAGAATCCTCCTCTCTCTAGTAATACAAAAATTATACCATTCCAACTACCAATATTCAATTGTCAATGTACCTTTGCCCCTAATCCTTATCCTGCAACTTACATATCGCCCACAAGACGAACACTGCTCCAATTACCAGGACTATTGCCAATGTGTTAATTATCGACATCCTAATCACCACGCTTCCATATCAAATTCTTCTCTTGGAATTTTTGTATTGCTAATCTTTTTATAAATATCAACATATATTTCATCCTTAGCTCTGTTGTATGTAACTTCTGCGTATCTGTCACCCATTGGCTGTCCCCAAATAGTACACTTCTTATAACCTAATTCGTGCGCAAACCACACTAGGTCTAATTCGCTAATGTTAATATTTTCGTTTAATACTTTAATCACCGCATTCTTTGCAGCCTTCTCAAATTCGTAACTTGTCATTCTATTCGCTCTCCTTTTCAAAATCATTTTTGTTAACATATTCTACAATTGCCTTGTTATCTCCAATAAGCATCACTTGAAGAACTACGATTTCTGTATTATCATATTGGAATAATCTAGGTTTTTCATCATTAAAAATATATGGCTTGTCTAACAACCCTCTTATGGCTATCCTGCTTTTAGGATGTGATTTTCTCAAAGTCCCGCTTACTGCATTAATGTTATAGTTAAATCTATTTACTGTTGTACTATCAAGCATCTATTCCACCACCTTTCACTTCTTTTGTTTTTATTGCAGGCTCACCACCATTTGCAAAATAATCACACTCCCAATCTTCTATATCGCAATGTTTATAGGAATGTGGTTTCAAGTATTCAATTTTTCCATATCCATTAACTCTGTAATAATAAGGACAACCATAGCAAGTATGTACTATCTTTTTACTCATTATTTCCTCTCAATTCTTCCAGTTTTGCTTCTGCTTCGGATTTTGTGAGGAATACTGTTTTCCTAAAATCGCATTCTCTCAAATATGCCCCAATAAAACGATTTGTTTCTTTAGCATAAATTCTATATTGGTTACTGTCGTTATAAAATGTTATACTAGAAACATATCCTTCATATACTTCATCTTTTATATTTTCATCATATTCAGCATCATCAAATACATTGAATGGTGAAGTGACAACCCAAACTGTATCTCCAACTTTACATGGCAATTTAATAAGCCTACCCTGTTCTTCTAACTGCTGATATTCTTTTAACTGTATAAGCCATTCAGCAAGTTGTTCGTGTTCTCTTGCACATTCAATACAACCATCAAGTTCCCCATCATCAGGATTTGCGTGACATAACATTGCTTCATTATATTTTTCTGTAGCCTTTTCTTTTGCGTGCTTAATTGCTTCATCCATATTCATTCTGCTTTATCTCCTTTATTCATTTATGATTGGCAAAAATTGAAAACACCATGTCTCATCATTAATTATTTCAATCGTTCCATCTTCATTGATTACCATAACTCCAATAAATTTCGGCTTGTGAACTTCTTTAGTTTCACAATTCCTTTCTTCTCCATAGTATATTTCTACTATTGCTAACGCTCTTAACACTCTCTCGTTATAAATCACTTTGTATTTACTTAAATCAATATTCATCTTCCTGCTCCTCACTTTCTGCTAGTTTTGCGTATTTCCAAAAATTTACATCATCTTCACCAGCCGTCGACCAAGAAGTTAAACCGTCATACCAAGCATAGACTTTTCCGTTTTTAAATCTAGCAAAATGTCTTTTTTGCCATTCTTCCTTTTCTGTATTTCTAACCAATATAGGTGTATCAACCTTGACTTTTGACCAGTCAACTTCTGGCTCTTTGTATTCTGAGAAAAGCCATTTTTTTAAATGTGGTATACATTTGCTTTTTCCTTTTCCAAAATCGCATTCGGCACACTGCCCTGTACAATTTGTGGGATTATTTTTTACAATGGCTAAATTGTCTACATTTATAACGTCCTCGTCTATTAGCATTTCCTTATATTTCTCTATATTTAACATTCTCTCGCTCCTTAACATTTCTTAACATTTTTGTCCTTTAGTTCTAAATTAAATCAAATATATTCATCTGATTATCATCTTCAAAAACAAGCATTTCGTTCTTAGCTCTTGTATAGAAATTCTTGTCTATCTCGAATCCAAACGCTGACCTTTTCAGCTCTCTTGCAGCTCTTAGTGTAGATCCACTACCACAGCAAGGGTCGATAACAACATCGCCCTCATCTGTAAAGATTTCTATTAATTGCTTCAATACAGTTACAGGCTTTTGCGCTGGGTGTATTTTTGGAATTTCCTTTCCGTCTCTTTCCCATTTAAACCAGTTGAATATCATACGACCGGTTCCTCTGATTGTCTTTCCGTTTTCGTCCGTCTGAACTCCATTTCTGAATTTGGGCAATTTATCTCTATACAGCACTAATGCATATTCTGTCGCTCCAACTACTCGCATATTTGCTTTTAGTACTTGTGGGCTGTAATTTTTGATGAATACCAACGGTATGTAGTGGATGAATCCGTGCTTCTTTGCTGCGTCTATCAGTATTGGCATTTGTTCAAAGCTGCAAAATACAATCATACAAGGGCTGTTACTGCTTCTTCCTCTGTTAACTTGCTTTTTATCGTCTTTCTTCAACATCTTTGAACAAAAATGGAAATATTCATACAAATTAAAATTAAAATCAGAATTAAACGCTGACTTCCCAGCATATTTGCTTTCGCCGTTTTTGTTATCTCCGCCTTTGTACCACATTGGATTACTACCATAAAAGTTATTTCCAACATTATACGGAACATCAGCAATTATTAGCTGTGCTGGTGGTATTGCATATTTCTTGTAATTTTGCATATTGTCTCTGTAAATTTCACATTTTAATTTTTTTTTCATTTCTTCAATCGGAGTAAGAATTCTTTTATGTGCGCACAACTCTTCTCCTTTCGATTTTTTTATTTAATTACTGTTCTTAAGTCTCTTCTTTCGCTGTCCATGTCTATTCCACATTCTTCTGCAATTATGCTTATCTGCTCTTCCCATGTGCTGTAATCCTCTGCAATGCATTCAGCCTTGTTGTCGAATCTCTCAAACATCTGCTTTATTCTTTTGTTACCAAAACCAAATTCATCATGCATTGTTACAGCCATTAGGATTTTTACATACAGTACTGTGTTGTACTTAACATTGTCACTGAATTTGTCTAAGTCTGCCTTTGATACCCTTAAAGGTAGGTCAATGGCATTTCTCATTTTCAGGTCTGCTTCCAAGGCATCCAATCCCTTTTCTCTTGCAAACCTCAGAGCATATGCCATACCCTCACGTCTTGCCTGTTCCTCTTTTGACATTCTTGCCATCCTTATTTCCTCCATTGCCATAAGCCTTTGCCCTAAAAATCTTTAGTGCATTGTCTCTTGGTCTTCCGTCATTTATGAACTCTTCCTGTTCGTGTGTTAAAATGCAGCCAAATTCCTTACTTGTCTTTTTTCTCATTCAATTCCTCCAGCTTCGCCTTAAGCTCTGCTCTCTCTTCCTTGATTCTTGCCAATCTTACGTGATCATCTGCTGATAAGATTGAAACTGAAAATAAAATCTGCGATTCCATTCTGTCCAATTCCTCTAAGCGAATTTCTATGTCCTTAACTTTCATTTTGTTGTTTCCTCCTCTTGTCTCTGTTTTCAATAAGTCGTCTTTCCAATGCCTGATAGTCATATTGCCTTTGGTCATTAAATGTCTTCTTGTTTTGTTGCTCTTTCTTTACAGGATAAAAATTACTCCAATCACCTGCTATGGCATTCTTGACTGCCTGTATTTTCTCCTCGTCCGTGTCTGCCACCTGTTCAAGTCTCTCAATCAATGTCTGTATCTGATAGCCAACAATCTGTCTTCCCTTTTGTTCCCTAAGTTCCAGAAATTGCCTAAACACGTCATTAAGGTTTTCGTTGGAAAAATACTTTATATTTTCTTTACTTTCCTTTACTTTGCTTTCCTTTACTTTACTTGTTGAATTTCTGCATACATTTTTTTCATTTCTGCATACATTTTTCCCGATTATGTTTACATTTCCCTTAAAATTGGCAACACTAACTAAAAGGTATTCATCTATAACTTGAATTTCCGTTCTTCTTTTAACAACATCAAAATACTGTCTTTGTATTCTCTCCGATGTTAAAATGGCATATTTCTTGAACATACTCTCGTTAAAAATACCTATCTTAATGGCATGGTTAACTACCTGGTTTATTAAATTTAAATCCACACCGCTGTTCCCACCGAACCATTGCGACAAAAACAGAAGTGGGCTTCTTTCTATCCATTCACAGTAATACCCCTTATCTGAATATATTTTCTGCCAGAGTTTGACTATTACAGCAAATCCCTTTATGCCATAGGCTGCTTCAATTTCAGCCATGTTATCGTTAGTGTGACAATCTAATAGGAAACTCTCTATTCCTACCTTTGCCATTACTATTCTCTTTCCATCATTACCACCCTGCCCACTGGACAAGGTGGTTCATTAAATTAAGCCATTATTACAATGTTTGTTCCAAGTTCCTTTAAGTTCTTTTCAAGATACTTCTTTATTTCAGCCTTAGCCTGATTTACCCAAAGTCCACCATCAGCTTCTATCAATGTGAACTCAGGCATGTTATCAGAGCCGTCAATTCTAAATACAAAACTTGATTCAGGCTGCGTAATTTCAAGAAATGTTCTGTATGGAATGAGTGACACCGGATTTGGAACTATTACGTCTGCACGACTGGCAACTCCCTGCTGGATTGTTGTCTTCTGTGTCACACCATCATCACCATAATTGGCTGTGGTCTTTGCTTCTATGTTTCCTGCAACCTTCATTATTGCTTCAAGGTCAGATGTCTTTACAAACATTGACTGTAATTCAAGAATAAACTTGTCCTGTGTTACCCAGCGGTTTGCCTTGAAATGTGGAAGGTCTGCTTCGACAGTAATTAATTTTTCCCTGTTTCTCTCTTCATCCAATCCTGAAATTAAAGTTATTTCTGATGGTGACTTTATCTGTATGATCATCTTGTCCCTTAACTCCTCAGTACAACCCTTGATATAATCCACCAATGCTGTAAGTGTTGACACTGTTAGCGGACTTGCCTTTTCATTTACGTCATATCTTCTAAGTTCCTTGTCACAGTATGTTCTTCCATTAATTTCCACTATCTTTGGCTCCATTGCCTGTTCCTTTAATTCTGTTACATACTTCATTGCTTCCTTTATCATTTTTATAATCCTCCTATGCTTCTCCTACTTTTCTTAAGTCAACTATTTTATTGTTTCCAATTATCTCACCTGTTTCAGTATCCACCTGCACGGTTTCATTCTCATACATTGTGTTTTCATCAAAGGTCATCTGTCCCGGTAATTCGCTACCAATTTCCACTGCCTCAATGTCTCCTGTCTTAAGGTTTGTTCCACAGGTCATTGTTGTTACTGCTCCCAGTTCAGGTGCAAGTGATGTCTTTGCCACAACTCCTGTTGCAACAAAATTTCTTGTTTCATTCGGCTTGAATGCTATCGTTACAGT